AAGAATTAGTAGAAGTATTTGGTGGTCCTGGTGCAGGTCTAACCGACTACCATTATGAAAGTTGGTACGCAGCATCAAACTTCTTATCATATGGTGGTCAACTAGATGTAGTTAGAGCAGGTGGTGGGGAATTAAACAACTCAAATGCTGGTGTTGGTATTGCATCAACAACCACTTTACGTGTTGATAATTTTGATGACTATAACAACAATCACACTTCGGATAGTTCTTTCTACTGGGCAGCAAAAAATCCAGGAAACTGGGCAGAAAATTTAAAGGTATGTGTAATTGATGCTTCTGCAGATCAAAGAATTTCTGGTATTTCAACAACAGTAGTTGTAACAAGTGGAATTACAACAGGATCTCATGGTATTCAAGTTGGTTATGCAGTAACTCAAGCACTAAGTGGAGTTTCTATTGGAATTGGAACAACTGCAGCAGCAAGCGGATATCTAAAAGGTGTTGTTACTGCAATTGGTGCAAGTTTTGTTGATGTAAAAGTTGTAAGTTATGTATCTGGTCTTGGCACAGAAACTGCAGTAGATTATCAAGCGGGTTCACTATACCAGTTTACCACTGCAAACATCGGGTTCTCATCGGCAGTCATCGGTGATGTTGGTATTATGACTGGTGGTAAGTCATTAACAGACTGGTACGATCAGCAAAATGTTTTAACAAGTGTTGCTGATGGTGGATCGGATGCAATTACACTTTCTTGGAGATCAGTTCTTGCAAAACCAGGAACAAATTCATACGTTTCTCAGAGAAATGGACGTAATGATGGATTGAATGTTGTAGTCATTGATGCAGCAGGATCTGTAACAGGAACTGTAGGAGCAATTCTAGAGAAGTTTGGCAATCTTTCAAAGGCAAAAGATGCTGAAGTTTCTCCACAGAAATCAGTCTACTACAAAGATTATCTTGCGTCTAATTCACAATATGTTTATGCTGGTCTGTCTCCAGTAAATTCAACTGATGCGTACTGGGGAACCAGATCACGTCCTTCTGGGTTTAGCAGCGGTGTTGTTCCAATTACAGCAGCAGCAAGTGCTTGGGGTCAAGATGCTAAGGATATTAACTTCTCTTCACTAGGAAACGCTGCTTATAGACTAACTGGTGGTAAAGATTATCAGGGAGTTGGATACTATGATGCTCCACTTGGAGATCTTCTAACTGCTTATGATAAACTCGCCGATCCTGTAAACAGTGACATTAGATTCCTATTACAGGGTGGTGCTTATAAGTCAAAAGAAGAAGAGCAAGCAAAAGCAAATAAACTAATTTCAATTTGTGAAGCACGTAAAGACTGTGTTGCATTTATTTCTCCAAACAGAGATAGCGTTGTAAATATTACAAACGCAAGCACACAACTTACAAACGTTCTATCGTTCTTTGCACCACTTTCTTCATCCTCGTATGTTGTATTTGATAGTGGTTATCAATACGTATATGATCGCTTCAATAAGCGTTTTACATATATCCCTTGCTCAAATGATGTAGCAGGTCTATGTGTAAGAACTGATAGAGATCAATTCCCATGGTTCTCACCAGCAGGATCAAACAGAGGTTCTCTAAACTTTGCAGTGAAACTTGCATTCAATCCAGGTCAAGATGCAAGAGATAGATTGTATTCAAACAGAATTAATCCAATCATTGCATCACCTGGTTCAGGAATTATTCTCTTTGGAGATAAGACTGGACTATCATTTGAAAGTGCATTTGATCGCATCAACGTAAGACGCCTATTCATTACAATTGAAAAGGCAATTGAGAATGCTGCTAAGGCACAACTATTTGAATTGAACGACGCTGGAACTAGATCAAACTTTGTAAATATTGTTGAACCATACCTACGTGATGTTCAAGCGAAACGAGGTGTAACTGAATTCCTTGTTGTTTGTGATGAAACAAATAACACACCTGACGTGATTGATCGTAATGAGTTTATTGCTGACATCTACGTGAAGCCAGCAAGATCGATTAACTTTATCGGTCTAACGTTCGTAGCCACGAGAACGGGAGTTTCGTTCTCCGAAATCGTCGGCACCGTTTGATAATAGGAGGACAAAACAATGCCATTACAGAACACAAACATTTTCAACACTCCTAATAATGAAAGAACAATTGACAGTTTTAAGTCAAGACTTGTTCAAGGTGGTGCTAGACCAAACTTATTTGAAGTAGAAATGAATTTCCCATCGGGAAATGGAATTTTTGATGAAATCGGTGATACTTCACATAGAATGTTAATCAAAGGTGCTCAACTTCCAGCATCAAATATTGCTGAAGTTATCGTTCCTTTCCGTGGCAGACAACTTAAAGTTGCTGGTGACAGAAGATTTGATCCATGGACAATCACTGTTATCAATGATGGTGACTTTAAACTAAGAGAAGCATTTGAAAAGTGGTCAAACTATATCATTAAAGTATCAGATGGTTCTGGTACAATCAATCCTGCAGACTATTTTGCAGACTGGGTTGTAACACAACTAGGAAGAGCAGACACTGTTCCAACTCCTGGTAGTCAAAATGCCGCTCCACTTCCAGTAAAGCGTGCATATAAGATGCACGGTTGTTGGCCAAGTTCAGTTGGTGCTATCGAACTTTCATATGATAGTGCAGACGTTATTGAAGAGTTTCAGGTAACACTACAAGTTCAGTGGTGGGAAGCTTATACGGGTTCAAACACCGATTCCGTAGTCTGATAAATAGACCAAAGGGTTTTTTATAATAATGGCGAAACTTTTTGGTTTTTCGATTGATGACGAAGAAAAGAAGTCTAAAGGCATAGTCAGTCCAGTTCCTCCAAATGATGAGGACGGGGCTGACTATTATCTTTCTTCAGGATTTTATGGACAATACGTAGATATTGAAGGCGTTTTTAGAACGGAATTCGATATCATTAAAAAATATCGTGATATGGCATTGCATCCAGAATGCGATACTGCCGTTGAACATGTTGTAAATGAAGCTATTGTTTCTGATCTCAATGATAGCCCTGTAGAGATTGATCTTGATAATCTTCAAGTAAGCACTTCTTTAAAAAAAGTTATTAGAAATGAATTTAAATATGTAAAAGATTTATTGGAATTTGATAAAAAATCGCATGAAATTTTTAGAAATTGGTATGTTGATGGAAGACTGTATTATCATAAAGTAATTGATTTGCAAAAACCTGATGAGGGTATCAAAGAAGTAAGATACATTGATGCTTTAAAGATGAAACTCATGAGAGTTCGTCCTAATGATAAAAAAGCATTACCAGCAAGACCTTACAATGAGGATGTTACTTCTACTAAAGATGCTGATGTAGTAGAATTTTATACTTACTATCCAGAAGGCGTTGCTCAGAAGTATGGATCAGTATCTGGTAAAGGAATAAAAATTGCAAAAGATGCAATTTGTCATGTTACTTCTGGTCTTGTAGATAGAAACAAACATCTAACTCTTTCATATCTTCACAAAGCAATTAAAGCACTCAATCAACTAAGAATGATTGAGGATAGTCTTGTTATCTATAGACTATCTCGTGCTCCAGAACGTCGTATTTTCTATATTGATGTTGGTAATCTACCAAAGGTAAAAGCGGAACAGTATCTTCGTGATGTTATGTCTCGCTATCGCAATAAGTTGGTCTATGATGCATCAACTGGTGAAATCAAAGATGATAAGAAATTCATGTCCATGCTAGAAGATTTCTGGCTTCCAAGACGTGAAGGTGGTCGTGGAACAGAAATTTCTACTCTTCCTGGTGGACAAAATCTTGGGGAATTAACTGACGTTGAATATTTCCAGAAGAAACTTTACAGATCTCTAAACGTTCCTGATAGTAGAATTGGAGCAGATAGTGGATTTAACTTAGGTCGTTCATCCGAAATTTTACGTGATGAACTGATGTTCAGTAAATTTGTGGGTCGTTTAAGAAAGCGTTTTAGTGCTCTATTTTTAGATCTTCTAAAAACACAACTCATCTTAAAAAACATTGTTACCCCAGAAGATTGGGAACAAATGGCAGAGCACATTCAATTTGATTATATTTACGATAATCATTTTGCAGAACTCAAAGATACTGAACTAATGAATGAGCGTCTCAATTTGATGGTTGCTATTGAACCATATATTGGAACATATTATTCAAGAGATTATGTAAAGCGTAAAGTTCTTCGCCAAACAGATGAAGAGATCATGGAAATGGAAGAAGAAATGGAAAATGAAAATGAGATGGGTATTGGTGTTCCGTTAGAAACTCAAAATGCAATCATGCAAGGTCAAATGCAAAACGATCTAGGCATGAGGCAAATGGAACCAGATCTTGAAAAGAAAAAAGATGGCGGTTCAACAGAAGCACCGACAATAAACATCAAAAAAGCTAAGATATAAATAAATACAGGCATTTTTACAAATTATGGATTCTGCAGAATTAATTGATATGGTAGTTTCTGATGCTCCGTCATCAGAAGTTTCCGATTATATCAAAGGTCTTTTGTTTGCAAAAGCAAGTGAAAAGGTTGATGCTCTCAAACCAGCAGTTGCTAATGGTTTGTTTGGGGCAGAAGATGAAGTTGAAGTTACTGATGAAATCGAAACCGAAGAGGGAGAATGAGCGCATCACAACCACTAAGTCTTGTGCAAGACTTTGGAGAACTTACATCAAATAATACCACGTCTAAAAATTCAAGTCCACATATTGTTAAAACTGGCATTTTATATATTTGTATTAATGATGTTGGAAAAGGAGCACATATTGGAGTGTGCAATACCACTTCAGATCCTATCGGAATAAAATCATTCCACGTAAATCCAAGTACAGATTTTTTGTATAGATACGCTCATCCAGCTCAAGCAGTAGTAACTGGCATACAAACAGGAACTACAACTACATTAACTTTAAACCATCCTGATACTAAAATTAAAAAGGGTGATTATATTACTTTAGTTGGTTCTTCTGTTGCAGCATATAATAATGCAATTTTTCATAAAGAAGTATTGAATATTTCTTCTCCACAGCAATGGAATGATTATACTCAAACAATTACAGTAAATGTAAATACCACTGGAATTATTACTGCATTTGCTGGAATTGCAACGGTTGGAAAGTCTGTTGTATTTGTTATGGCACCAGAAACTTCATCTGGATCGACTGCTCATTTACACGAGGTTCAACTAGGATGAAACTAATTTCCGAAGAGATCGAAGCAGTAGAAGTTATCACCGAAGAAAAAGGTGGTAAGAAAACTCTTTATATCCAAGGACCATTTCTTCAAGCTGAAGTAGTCAACCGTAATAGACGTTGCTACAAGCTTGATACAATGATGAATGAAGTAAAGCGTTATACTGAAACCTTTATTGATAAAGGTCGTGCTCTTGGGGAATTAGGTCATCCAGATGGTCCACAGATCAATCTTGACCGTGTATCACATAAAATTGTTTCATTAACGCAAGAAGGAAATAATTTTATTGGTAAAGCACAAATTCTTAGTACACCAATGGGTAAAATTGCATCTTCACTCATTGGTGAAGGTGTAAAACTTGGTGTTTCTTCTAGAGGAATGGGATCCATCTATCAAAGAGATGGTATTAATTATGTTGGTGAAGACTTTATGCTTGCAACCGCTGCTGATATTGTAGCAGATCCTTCTGCTCCTGATGCTTTTGTTGATGGCATCATGGAAGGAAAAGAATGGGTATGGGATGGTGGAGTTCTACGTGAAGTCCAATGTGAACAAGTTAAGAAGACAATAAATACTTTAGTAGACAGGGACATCTTAGAGGCAAATAAACTACGTCTCTTTGGAAACTTCCTATCAAATCTATAATTTATAAATAATAACAGAAATTCTAGGTATTCTCGGAAAGAAAAAATGACCGTTAATAACGAACTACATGAGATGGAAAACCAGGTAACCCGTGGTGCTAAGGCTGCCGATCCAATGCCAAAGGCACCAAATTATGTACCTGACGCTGGTTCTATCGAGAATCTTGGCGGTCCAACTCCTCAGAATTCAAAACCAACTGATGACAGCAATAAGATGAAGACACCTTCTGCATCTTTTGCTCAGTCTGGCGATGTTCAATTCAAAGGCGCTTCTGGTAAAGTACAACTACCAGGTCCTGCTGCACTAAAAGCATCTGGATATGGTCGTGGTGCTAACGAAGAAGTTGAGCAAGAAGAAGAGGAAGTAATCGCTGAGACTGAAGAACTAGAAAATCAGGTTGAAGAAACACCTGAGGAAGAGGAAGAAGAATTAGATCTTGAAGAAGATGTAAAGGCACTTCTAGAAGGCGAAGAACTTTCCGAAGAATTTGAAGAGAAAGCAAAAACAATTTTTGAAGCAGCGGTTCGTTCAAAGCTTGCTTCTTTAAAAGAAGCACTTGAGAACCGTTATGCTTCTGCTCTTGTTGAGCAAGTAGAAACAATCAAGAGCGAACTAACTGAGCGTGTTGATTCATATCTAGAATATGTTTCTAATGAGTGGATCAACGAAAACGCACTACAGGTTGAAACAGGACTAAGAGGTGAACTCTCGGAGTCCTTTATGACAGGTCTCAAGAACCTTTTTGAAGAGCATTATGTAGAAATCCCTGAAGAAAAATATAATGTTCTTGAGGCTATGGTCGAGAAACTTGATGAAATGGAGACAAAACTCAACGAACAGATTGATACCAATATCGCTTTGACCAAGCGTTTATCGGAATCTGTTTCGGACAACATCCTAGATGAAGTAAGTGAGGGTCTTGCTCTTTCCCAAAAGGAAAAGTTAGCAAGTCTTGCTGAAGGTGTTGAGTTTGATAGTGAGGAACAATACCGTGAAAAACTTGTTACGCTACGTGAAGCATATTTTGCTTCAAAGCCTGTAACCAATTCACAAGAAGTCAACTCGGAAGACGCAATTGCTGAAGATGTTTCTCCAGCGATGGCAGCTTATCTAAATGCGTTGACTAAGTTCAACTGATTGATTTTTTCGTAAACACTAAACACTTTTCCCAAGACGGAGCAAACTACCATGTTTAATTCTGCTGCACTGCAGAAGAAGTGGGCTCCTCTTCTAGAGGCAGATGGTCTTGATACAATCAAGGACAGCCACAGAAGAGCAGTTACTGCCCAACTTCTCGAAAACCAAGAAAGATTTCTAAGAGAAGAGCGTGCTTTCCTAACTGAAGCACCTCCAACAATCAATACTGATCCTTCCTCAACTGGCAACCCAGGTTTCTCTGGTTCAGCTGTTTCTCCAGTTGCTGGTTTCGATCCAGTTCTAATCAGCCTAATTCGTCGTGCAATGCCTAACTTGGTCGCTTATGACCTAGCAGGTGTTCAACCAATGAACGGTCCAACAGGTCTTATCTTTGCGATGAGAACCCGTTACGACAACCAGAGCGGTACTGAAGCATTCTTCAACGAGCCAGATTCTGCATTCTCTGCTCAGAACAGTGCTGCTTCGCTAACCCAAGGCGATTACACTGGTGGTTCTGACGACGGCATCAGCGTTGGTTTTGGTACAACTGCACAGACAGGAACCAATCCATCGATCCTAAATGGTGGTGCTGGTCGTGACTACAACGTAGCACAAGGTTTCAGCACACAAGCACTAGAAGCACTTGGTGATAACGCATCTTCAAACGATTTCCGTGAGATGGCTTTCTCAATCGAGAAAGTTAGCGTTACCGCAAAGTCAAGAGCACTCAAAGCTGAGTACTCGCTAGAACTAGCACAAGACCTTAAGGCAATCCACGGTCTTGATGCTGAAGCTGAACTAGCAAACATCCTATCGACTGAAATTCTTGCTGAAATCAACCGCGAGATTATCCGTACACTATACAAAGTTGCAGAACCAGGTGCTCAAACCAACGTTGCAACTGCTGGTGTATTCGATCTAGACGTTGATTCCAACGGTCGTTGGATGGTTGAGAAGTTCAAGGGTCTAATGTTCCAGCTAGAGCGTGATGCTAATGCTATCGCTCAGAGAACTCGTAGAGGAAAGGGCAATATCATCCTTTGCTCTGCTGACGTTGCTTCTGCACTTGCTGCTGCTGGTCAACTAGACTACACCCCAGCACTATCTGCAAACCTAAACGTTGATGATACTGGTAACACCTTTGCTGGTACTCTAAACGGTCGCTTCAAGGTATACATCGATCCATTCGCTGCAAACCTAAGCGCAGATCAGTACTACGTCATGGGTTATAAGGGTTCAACTCCTTACGACGCAGGTATCTTCTACTGCCCATACGTTCCACTACAGATGGTTCGTGCAGTTGGTCAGGATACTTTCCAACCAAAGATTGGATTCAAGACACGCTACGGCATGGTCGCAAATCCATTCGCAGAAGGAACTGGCGTTGGTGCAGGTCGCATTGCCGAGAACACCAACCGTTACTACAGAAGAGTAAAGGTACAAAACCTAATGTGATCTTGGATCACAATTATCAGGACCTCCTTACAAAAGGGGGTCCTTTTTTATTGTCTACCAATAGATAGTAAAGCAGAGTTTGACATTGCCATGGACTTGCTTATAAAAGCAGTAATAATTTATGGATCAATTGTATATTTTGTGTATTGGGGTCTTCATAACGGATATCCATCATGAAAAAACTCAACGATGTACTATTGGGAATAACGGTAACAATCATTGATTTTCTCTACCAGGATCTTCCAATACAAAGATTTTGGGTGCTTGAGACTATTGCTAGAGCACCTTATTTTGCCTTTTTAAGTGTGCTTCATCTCAGAGAAAGCCTTGGTTTGAGAACGGAAGCACATTACTATCTGATGAAAGAACACTTCGCACAGACAGTCAATGAAACTGAACATCTCATCGAAATGGAAAATCGCGGTGGTGCAGATCGTTGGTATGACCGTTTTATTGCTTATCACTTGGTTCTCATCTATTATTGGATTTTGGTGGGTTATTATTTTATTAATGCTAAGTCTGCTTATCACTTGAATGCAGGTATTGAGTTTCATGCAACTGAAACTTATCTAGATTACTTCTGGGATCATCAGGAAGATACAAAGATCGCTGAGATTGCAGTTGATGAAATGAACCATTATGTTGAACTAACCAGAGCAATGGAGATGATCTAATGGGTGATTTTCCTTGGGGAGTTTTTACCATACTTTCCTGTGGATTATTATTCACTTGTTATTGCATCTATTATATTTTAAAACTAGCACACGACGAGATGAGATGATCAATGCCTAGAAATCAACTTACGAAAGATCAAATTAAAATAGATATTTTGAAGATCAAACAAGATCTTTACAGGGAACATATTCGCCATGACATGGACATGAAGGGTTTGGCAAATAGTTATATTGATAGAATTTTGAATAAGATCGAGGAATATCGCTACTAAATAGTCCTAGCTTGGGAAGCTGACTTGTCCAATAATCCTTGTACCTTACAGCAAGTTTCAAATAAAAACTTTCTGTCATTAGGTGGGTTCAAACTTATTATTAATAGGTGTCCAAAGGTAGATTTTCTTTGCAACAAAGCAAATTTACCAGGGATGACATTGGGCAGTGCAGTACAATCAACATATCTAAAAGACATTCCTGTTCCAGGAGACAAACTTAGATATGAAGATTTGACAATTAACTTTATGGTAGATGAGGAATTAGAAAACTATATCCAAATCTACCAGTGGATGACATCATTGGGTTATCCACAATCAGTTGCACAATACTCTGAATTACAAACAAAAAATAGATTTTATCCAAATACGGATGCTGATGATCCGTATAGTGAAAGATCTGATGCTACATTATTAATTTTGAACAGCAATTATCAAACTGCTGGAAAGGTAATTTTTAAAGATATATTTCCAACATTTCTTTCGGGAATTCCTTTCGATGCAACGTTGCAGGAGCAGCAATACTACAGCGCAACTTGCACATTCCGCTATACTATTTTTGATTTGATTGACATTGATGGAAAAGAAGTCTAGTATTTCACTGGAAGTAATCCAGGAAATGTGGCAAAAAGATAGTGAGGTAAATCAAGACGAACTTGATACAGAAAGTCTAAAAATACCTCAATTACACGCCAAATATTACCAACTATATAATACTATACTGTTGCTTCGCAAACAAGCAGAGCAGCAGCATAGTAGTATTCTTTTAGAACGTAGAAAATTTTACATGGGGAAAGCGGAAACGCAAGTTTACATTGACGAACCCTTCCCATACAAAGTCAGAGACAAAGAAGATCTAAAACTTTATCTTGAAGCAGACGAAAAAATCAGCAAGATAAGATTAAAGATCGATTATTACGACACAATGCTGAAGTATCTTGAAGAGATCCTGAAGCAGATTTCTAACAGAACCTACCAAATCAAGAATGCAATTGAATGGCGAAGGTTCACTGCTGGATATGGCTGATCTAATTATAAGTAAGAAGAATGAAGTTTGGTTGAAGATTGAATGTGATCCCCACATCAAATATGAATTGCAAGATCAATTTACGTTTGATGTCCCAAATGCAAAGTTTATGCCTCAGT